CAGATTCTGATTTTGCCTATATCGCTCCGGGTGGTAAAAAAGTAGATGGTAAAACAGAGCCGCGTAGCTTACGTCACTTACCTATTCCTGACGCAGCTCATGTAAGAAATGCGTTGGCAAGACTGTCCCAGACACATATTCCTGCGGCAGCTAAACAAAGTGCTCTGCGAAAAATTAAGAGCAGAGCTAAAAAATTCGGTATTGATGTTTCTTAATAAAGGGGAACACTATGGGTTTTGACCCAAAAAAACCGTTGAAGAGCTTGATTTATGGTTTGTTACATCCTGGAGAATTTCTTATGCATAAGCCCGTACTGGCAGCTGCATGTTATGCAGGCATAGGAGCAGGAGTATATTTTCTAGGCGTTTCCCAGGGATGGTGGAACAGTTTGTTTTAAGGCTAGTAAAATGTTTAAATCGCCTAGAGCACTGTTAAAAACATATAGACTTGGGTTCGAGGGAGCACTTTGTGACCCGGTAGATGTTGACAGACTGCTAGGTGAACTTCCACACCCTCTCTTTGGGGCTGCCGCGTGGGACCTCGAAGAGAGTGGCGACGGCAAGTTAAGCTTACCTTTCAAATCACTCCTAAAATTTGACCCTGAATTTGGACCTCTGGAACGTCAAACTACAGGAGATTGTGTAAGTCACGCGGTCAGGAATGCTATAGATATTACGAGAAGCGTAGAAATTGATAGCGGTGAAGCAGAGTCTTTTATTGTTCGAGGAGCTACGGAGCCTATCTATGGTAGTAGAGAGCACGCGGGCCAAGGAATGCATTGTTCCAAAGCTGCTCGCTTTGTTCATTCTACAGGGGGTATTTTGTTGCGTCAGAAATATCCAGAACTTGATCTTGATTTTTCTATTTATAATTCAGAAGTGGGAACTAAGTGGGGAATACCAGGAGTTCCCAACAATGTTAAAGAAGAGGGTCAAAAACATCAAGTTCAAACTGTTAGTTTAGTAACAACTGTAGAAGAGGCTCGCGATGCATTATCTAATGGATATGCATTATCCGTATGCAGTAACCAAGGATTTTCTAGCCAAAGAGATAAAAATGGCATAGCAAAAGCTTCTGGAACATGGCATCACGCCATGTGCTGGTGTGCTTGTGACGATACAAGAGAAGTATTTAAAGAAACTTTATTTTTGATAGCTAATTCGTGGGGTTTGTGGAATAACGGACCTAAGCGACACGGCCAACCTGATGGTAGCTTTTGGATTAGAGAAAAAGTTGCCAAAACAATGCTTGGGCAACGTGGAGCTTGGGTTTTTAGCAATGTAGATGGATTTCCTGCTAGAACATTGCCGGATTACGGAACCTCTGATTTTCTATGAGGTGTAATCATGGACAGAAAAACAGAATTCATCACTTTACTAGTGGTATTAATTAGTATCTTTATCAAAATCATGGGAGATCTAGATTTAGGAGCTACCGACTCTGTCAATTACCGACCGGTAATATCTACAACTTTTGCTAAAGTTATTTTAACTGAACCAACTAACCCTGAGCCCAATCCAGAGAATTGTCCCTGTGAGGGTACGGGATATATCATACACGGAGACGGTCATAAAACGGAATGTCCCTGCGAGGGAGAATGTGACTGTACGCCACCACCAGGAGGGGGAGAAGAAGAGCCTGAACCTGAGCCTCTTCCTCCTCCTCCACACACTCCGTTGAGAAACTTTTTTCGAGGTTTATTTAGAAATTTGTAGTATAATAAAGGAGGCATATAATGCTTAAAGAAAAATTCCAAGGTTTGATTAAGTCACGACGTTTTTGGGTTGCTGTAGCGGGTATTGCAGTAACATTTTCAGATACTTTTGGATTGGGACTCGAACCAGATACCATTCAACATGTAGTTTTACTGCTAGGTGCCTGGATCGTGGGTGATTCACTTCGATCTACAGAATAGGATAAATTATGAGCACTTTTCAGATTATTTTATTAGTGATAGGTGGAATCGTACTTTTTTCACTTTTGGATGTGAAAGAAATGTTCGGGTCCTCTAAGTCAGTGCAAAAAGATGGAGATTTTTTGCAAGTTGTCAGGGACTGGGAAGTTTTTAAGGAATCTTGTGACAAAAAAGGCTTGGAAGAAGCATCCATTAAATTGGATGAAATTTTTCCGCTACTGATTCTCTTAAAAATTCCTGAAGAGACTGATATAAAAAAGATTTTGGAGGACGAGAGAGATGTCTAAGCAACTGAAGGGGGCTATTGTTGTCGTTTGTATGGGGCTTGGTTTATTTGGCCATCAAATACCCGATATGCTAGAGAGGGTGGTAAACCGACCTTCTAGCGTGCAGGTAGTCGTTGCAGAACCAACTCCCGAACTGCAAGAAGCTGTTAAAGGCATTTCAGGATTAATCACTGGACCCGATTCTAAAATAGACAAGATCCAAATTAGCGACTATTTTAATCAAGTGGCCAATGTTGTCAGGGACGATCCAGGTTTCATTGATACTACAGAAATAGTAAGAAGATTTAACTCTACAGCAGGCCAAATAAATTTTGCTGGACACTCTCTAAAGGACAAGTATAATGGACTAGGAAAGGCTATTGATGACTTAATCATCCAAGCTATCGGAAACGATAAAGTGAAGTTTGATAAAGATAAAAGGGATAAATTGGTTCACATGCTTAAAGCTATCGCCTGGACACTAAGGAATTAACATGAGAAATCGAGCTTTGGCCGAGGATATTGTACGACACATTTTATCTTCAGATAAAGAAGAGTGGGATCATATTTGGGAATATGAAGAGGAATTTATTTTCTTAGTTAATGAAGTTGAAGATATGTTAGATTCTCAGAAAGCTCAAGATGTCTAAACAGTTTCTAGAAGTGTTTTTTATCTCTTTCGCGTGGTCGTTTTGGCCTACCTTGTTTATACTGTTGGGAATATATGTAGTTACAAAACTTGTTGGCAAAGACTCTTCTGATAAATATAATACCGATACCAAAATTAAAAAGAAAGAATTTTATAGTAAGACAGAGGACGATATTCCTACAGTAGAAAAAGAATTTAAGATGCCCAAGATAGAAACCTCTTTCGGGAATCAACGGATAGGTGACGTTCATGAGCATGGAAAAAAGACTTAAAAAATTAAACGGACTTCAACCAGTATATATTAATGTAAATAGCAATCCTACGCCAAAGGCGTCTCCCATCGAGGAAGTGATACAAGAATTCGATCATAATAAAACTGAGGTATTTATAATGGAAGACACACGCGACCAAGCATCTCATAGAGCCATTGGAGTAGATATTGGAACAGGTTTTATCTCATGCGCCGAACTAGAGAGAGGAAAAGTTAAGTGTAGAAAAGTTAGAGATGCTTTTTTTAAATTAAATCCCTCCCAGTTTCTAGAAGGTTCGGCTACTCAGTTTGGGGAAAATATGCTTAAGACTTCGGGAGCACATTACGTCAAGGTAGATGATATCTTGTACGTACTCGGAGACTCGGCATTTCAATTTGCAAGCCTATTTCATCAAGAATGTTTGAGACCGATGTCCAAGGGAGTTTTGAATGCTAAAGAGCCGGTGTCCAATTTGATGGTAGGAGAATTAGTGAAAGCAGTTGCTGGCCCCCCTCACTCTGATGACGATGTATTATATTACTGTGTCCCCGCTCCTCCTATTGACGCTAACTTTGATATAGAGTACCATAAGCAGATATTGGGTGGTGTTTTTAAAGAACTGGGTTATAAAAATATAAATGTTATGACTGAGGGATTAGCCATCGTCTATTCTGAGTTGGCAGACACGGCTTACACTGGAATTGGAATGAGCTTTGGGGCTGGTATGTGCAATATTGTTTATTCTTTTATGGGTATTCCAGTTTTTAGTTTTAGTTTAAGTAGAGGGGGTGATTGGATTGACGAGCACGCTGCCATGCACACAGACGAAACCAACAACGTGGTAACTTCAGTAAAAGAGAAAGGGGGTTTCTCCATCACGGAGCCGAGTGGTGGTGTCCAAAAAGCCATTTCTATTTATTATGAATCTTTATTGACTTATTTAGTAGAACAATTTAAGCTATTGTACGAAAGAACACCGAAGAAAGAATTACCCAATGTAGTAACAGAAATGCCAATCATTATTGCTGGAGGCACTTCTTTAGCCCAAGGTTTTATAGAACGACTAAGAGAATTAATATCCGAAGATTTTCCAGTTCCTATTTCTGAAATAAAGCACGCGGAGGAACCTCTATTTGCAGTATCTAATGGTTTGTATCAAGCGGCAAAATTATCCAATAATTAAGGAGAGTAATATGTTAAATCTATCAAGAAGAGGTTTTTTGTCAGTGGGTGGTTTTGGTGCTTTGTCTATGCCTCATATTTTGCAAGCTCAAAAACAAAGTGGAAAGCATAAGGCCATTATTAATATTTTTCTAGGTGGAGGACCTCCTCACCAGGACATGTGGGATATTAAAACAGATGCACCCTCAGAAATTAGAGGCGAGTTTAAACCTATTGATACAGCTGTCCCGGGTATTCAGATTGGGGAAAGCTTTCCTAAGATTGCTTCCATGATGGATAAGTTTGTTGCTATTAGATCTGTTGTGGGTTCGGCTGGTGGTCACGATGGCTATCAGTGCATGAGTGGTTGGGGTCGTAACCAAAAGATTGTGGGCGTAGGTTATCCTAGTATTGGTTCTGTCGCCTCTAAGATTCAAGGACCCGTTGACGTTTCTGTTCCAGCCACTATTGGACTGGCAGCCAAAACTCAACACAGTCCGTGGTCGGAGTCAGGATCTGAAGGTTACCTTGGAATCTCTCATCGTCCATTTAAACCTACTGGCGAGATGATGTCGGATCTAACCCTTAATGGAATTAGTAAAGATAGGCTGAAAGCTAGAAAACAATTGCTGACAGGTCTTGGTAGAATCAAACCCGAAGGCGAAGTAGATTCCGTAGATGTTTTTATTGATGAGGCTTTTGACGTACTTACTTCCAGTAAGCTAGTAGATGCCCTGGACTTGAGTAAGGAAGATCCCAAGATTAGAGAAAGGTATGGAGACGGCAAACCTTTTAAATACCAATACGACGGTGCTCCTACAGTCAACGAACATGTTTTGATAGCTCGTCGTCTGGTCGAGGTAGGCGTGCGCTCTGTGAGCCTTTCTTATGGTCGTTGGGATAGTCACGGAGCTAACTTTGATCTTGTTAGGGACCACGGTGCTAAACTGGATCAATGTGTGAGTGCGCTAGTGGAAGATCTTGATGAAAGAGGTATGTTGGATGATGTAACTGTTATAGTTTGGGGTGAGTTTGGTCGCACACCTAAAATTAATAAAGGTGCTGGACGAGATCACTGGCCGCAAGTTAGCTGCGCTCTCCTTGCCGGCGGTGGTATGAAGCTTGGTCAAACTATTGGCGAAACAAATCGTCTTGGCGAGCATCCTATTCAACGCCCAGTTCATTTTCAAGAAATTGTTAGCACCCTTTATTACAATCTCGGTATTGATCCTAGAGACACGACGGTCATCGACACAGGTGGACGACCTCAGTATCTTCTAGATCACCGAGATCCCATGACAGAGCTGGTTTAAGGAGAAAAAGATGCAATATCAAGAATACGTGCAGCATGATTTAGCATACAGGGTATATGGTAGAATGAGCCCTGAAACTGACCGTGCTAAAATGGATATCTGGACTATCTTTATGATAGCTAAAGTTATTATTCAGTTAGTTCAAGCTATTCAAGAATGCAGAGAAAATAAAGAAGGTATTAAAAGAACTGTTAAAAATCCATCTATTGTTCAAGAAGCAATTCTCAGAGCGGCGGTAAGAAGAGAGATGGGCTTCTTTAAGTATTTCTTTGGCGGCGGCAACGATGTAGTTAAGTCTATTAAACAAGTAGGTCTAGAATTAGAGGATTTAGATATGGAAAAAGCGGGACTTTTCGAGAGACTTGAGGTATAATAGTATTGTTGGGATTTAGAATGTCATCCCGTTAAGTCGGGATTTATGTCTTCATCTTAAAACCCCTTTTTTTTAAAAATTATCTGGACTTTGAGGAAAACTGAAGTATAATAAGGATATTGGTTACGTTACTTTACTTTTGGAGGACTGAGGAATGAAGACTGTTGCTACAACTGACTGGAATGCTTTGTTGGAGAGTAAGTGTACGGCCAAGACGATGAAAGCTTTTGCAGAAGGAGACGCTTCGACTCGTAGTGTTACCCAGAAGCTGGCTAATAGCGAGCACGCTGGAGAGTTCCGTAAGCTTGTTAGAGAAAATGGCACTACCTACGCTCGCCGCTTGGCCCGCAAGGCGTTGCGTTATCGTGGAATGCTCGTTTAAAAGGAGAGTTTAATGAGTGATATTAATGAAGTAGTGGTTACTGGACGCATCACTAGGGACGCAGAATTGCGTCAGACGCCGAATGGAACTTCAGTGACAGATATTGGGATTGCTTCTAACCGAGTTTGGTCTAAGGAATCTGCCAAGCAAGAGGAAACCACTTTTGTGGATGTGACTATCTGGGGAAAGCAAGCCGAATCTCTTAAGCCCTATCTTGTTAAAGGTCGCCACGTTATGGTTGTTGGTCGCCTTAAGTTAAACAAGTGGGAGACAGATGAAGGTGTTAAGCGTAGTAAGCTTAGCGTAGTTGCGGAGAAAGTTAATCTAACTCCGAATGGCTCCAGTTCTTCTGAAAGTCGGAAGCCCGTGGCGGCGGGAGTTGGAGACGACGAGGATGCGCCGTTCTAGACTGTTGGGATTTACCATGTCATCCCGTTCAGTCGGGATTTAAGTCACCATCCCAAAGTTTTTCTAGGTGGTTGGGAATTTAGTGAATCATCCCGTTTAGTCGGGATTTAACTCCTCTTTCCCACCACCACCTTTTTATTTATTTCTTTACTTAACAATTTAGGGGTTGTTATCATGAAGAGGACTTACTTTATTGATTGTGGCGGACTTCAAGGAACAGTTTTAGATTCGGTTACTGGAAAAGTGGAAAAGATTAAGCCTGATGAAATTCTCAAGCTTCAAGATCGTCTTAAGCCTGGGGATCGTATAATAGGAGAGGCTTCTCATTTTGCTGAACCTAAGAGAGGACTTTCAAGGGCTCAATATTTTCATATAAACGAGTTGTTAAAATGGTATGAGGATTGTGCTAAAAAAGGTGTTGAGCTTGGGTTCTTTGCATCTAAGATGACTGAAAAATCAAGGAGACTAATAGGAATTCCGCACAAAATGGGAGATAAAGAAGATTTATGGGCTATTAAAGCATACCTAGAAAAATTTCCTAAATATCACCTCATGAAGCCGCGTACTAGTCTTGAAACACGTCCTGTAGTGGAAGAAGGATGGGATGTGAAAGAGGAGATGAATGCGATGCTAAATGTAGCTAGAGACCGGGACTATCAAGATAAAGATGATAAAGCTTCGGTCTGGTTGCGGGAAAACTTACCTAAAATTACGCAAGCTGTATCACCCCAGACGAGAGATGTTTTTTGTTTGGGATTAAAAAAAGATGGAACCATGAGAATTAGTGCTCAAACAATCAAGGGAGAAACAAAACCTGCCTTGAAATTTAAGCAAGTCTACACAGTTCTTTCTTCTTTAATGAATTTTGATGGCACTCCGCGATTGAGGGGAAATACTAATGAGGTTAGTGGATGGAAAAATGTTAAGCAGCATTACTTTGGTAATAGCCCACATCATGGTAACGGAGGAGTTGCTCGTAGCAATCTCTTCTGGCATGGGATGAGACATTATATCAGTAGGAAGCAAGGGAATAGGGTTCTAAATAAAAAGGGTCATTCAGTCATGAAGAAGATAGAAGCTTTTACTGATCATGATTGGGATACTTTTAGAGATCATCGCAAGGAATATAGAGATGCTGTAAGAGATCTATTCCAAGTTATGAGAAAAATGGTTGTTGGGATTTAGTGTATCATCCCGTTCAGTCGGGATTTACCTTATCATCCCAAAGCTCACCCCCTCCTTCGGGAGGGGATTTTTTTAGGTTTAAACTATGTTAGATATTATTATTGAACTCGCAGCAGCAGCTTACATAGGATCATATTTTATACCAGAGGAACCAGAGGAAGAATACTGGAGCCCACATGAAGACGATGAATTTGATGACGCCGATTAACCCGCTAGGTTATGGAGTAGCGGGACTAAATATATTTAAAGAATTAGTTAAGAATGTAGATGTTTCTCTTTTTCCTATTGGTCAAATAGAAGTTGACAATCAAGAAGATGCCACCCTTGTTTCTCAACACATGAAACCTACTTTTGATCACAATGCACCATGCTTAAAAATTTGGCATGAGTTTTCTATGGCTGAAAGAATTGGAAGTGGACCCTTCTTTGGATTTCCTTTTTTTGAAATTACAAAATTCGATGAAACACGAATTAGCCATCTCAGTTCCTGTGATAAGGTTGTTGTTGCATCCAACTGGGCAAAGCAAGTAGTAGAAGATCAAGTATCAAACCAAGAAGCTTGTGTCGCCCCTCTAGGTGTTGACACCGATATATTTGACGAAAATTTGAAAGCTCAGGCTACAGGTAAGTGTGTCTTTTTAAATTGTGGAAAATGGGAAAAGAGAAAGGGTCACGATATCCTTCTTGAAATGTTCAAACAAGCCTTTCCACATGATCAAGATATTGAATTGTGGATGCTTCCATCTAACCCATTCTTAAGCCCAAAAGAAACAGGAGAATGGGAAAGATATTATCAGGGTGATCCTAGAGTCAAAATTTTACCAAGGCAAAAAACACATGCCGACCTTGCCTCCGTGATGGCTGGGGCAACATGTGGAATCTTTCCAAGCAGAGCTGAGGGATGGAACCTAGAACTTCTAGAAATGATGGCTCTAGGAAAACCTGTTATTGCTACTAGCTATTCTGCTCATACTGAATTTTGCACTGAAGAAAACTGCATGTTAATAAATATAGAAGAATTTGAATCAGCCAATGATGGAAAATGGTTTCAGGGGAACTTAGGAAATTGGGCTTGTCTAGAAGGAAACCCTTTTAATCAAGTTATTCACTACATGAGAGAAATTTATGAAGAATATAGCCTTCCAGCTTCAAAAAAATTGTATAATCTAGAGGGTGTTAAAACAGCGAAGCAGTTTGGATGGAAGCATACAGCTAGTAAAATAGAAGGGATAATTTATGACTAACTGGTACACTTTGGACATTCAAGTACAAAAACTGAGCGAAGATGCTATTATTCCTACAAGGGCTAATGACACAGACGCTGGCTGGGACCTGTACGTCCCACATGATTTTCTTATTATGCCTCATGAGAAGGGGCTTGTACCTACCCATATTTCCATGTCTATCCCTTCTGCTCACGTAGGTCTTATTTGGGATAGATCAGGACTGGCTGTGAAAAAAGGGGTTCATAGATTTGCTGGGGTCATTGACAGTGGGTACAGAGGAGAAATAAAGGTGTGTCTCTGGAATTCTAGTGATCAAGAAGTGCATTTTAATAAAGGAGAAAGAATAGCTCAAATTTTATTCCAGTCAGTGCCCCATTGTAATCTCCAAGAAGTAGAGGAGTTAAGTACTACTGAGAGAGGAGACGGGGGATTTGGTAGTAGCGGAAATTAGCTTGAGAAGTATATAATATATAGGGTTTCTTACTATAATAGAAGGAAGAATATGATGAAAAGACTTTTGTTGGTACCTATTATGCTGCTGGCTCTCTGCTCCTTGGGGTTTGGACAAGATTTGGCCCAGCAACTTCAAGATGTATCTGTAACCGTTAAATCAGGAATGAGCGAAGGCTCGGGAGTTTTAATTACTAGAAATATTAAGACAGATGGTGACAAAGTAGAAAAGATTAATTTTGTTTGGACTGCGGGACATGTTATTGACAATTTACGTTCTGTACGTACCATTATTCGACAAGGAAAACCCGTTCAAGTAGTTGAATTTAAGGATGTGCAAATCGTACAAGAGCTTGTAGAGGTAGGTCGTAGAGTCGGTGAAATCAAAATGGATGCAAAGGTTTTGAAGTTTTCCCACTCAGAAAATGGAGAAGATCTTGCCCTTTTGATGGTGAGAAAAAAGAATTTTGTTGATAAAAATGCTGTTTTTTTGGATAGTGATGATCCCGTTTCTATTGGAAAAGAACTATACCATGTGGGATCGTTGTTGGGACAACAAGGTTCTAACTCAATGACACGAGGTATTATGTCTCAAATTGGACGGGTTTTAAATTTGGGGAGTGGAGACGGCGTTATCTTTGATCAGACAACCGTAACAGCCTTTCCAGGGTCTTCAGGAGGCGGCGTATTTCTTACCGAAAGAAGTGGTGACGACGCTGGTAAATATGTAGGAATGCTAGTGCGTGGCGCAGGAGAAACATTTAATTTTATTGTTCCGGTTAGACGTATGAGGAAATGGGCTCGTGAGCAAGATGTTCTTTGGGCTCTTGATGAAAAAGAAGCTAGTCCTTCTTATGATGAAATCCTCCACCTTCCTATTGAAAGCTCAGGAACAGGCTCTGCGGTCAAGGGAGAGAAAAGGGTTCTAACGAAAGATTCTCAGACCTTTCCCGTGCTCATACATCAACCCAAAATAGATGCCAAAGAATACTATCTAAAAATAGGTGTTTTAGATTTCCATTAATGATGTATAATATAATAGGGAATCACTTAAGCCTGTGCAACCCACAGGCTTTTTATATAGGGGAACTTGTTATATGATATCAAAAATAATTAATGTGCTGAAAAGCAAATTCGCACAAAAAAAACTAGAGAAGTGCGAAGAGTCTCCCCCTTCCCCTTTGCAAGAGGGAGCTTTTCTAGATACTCCCTGTGGTCATTTTTTAATAGAAGTAGACGAGGAGGGAGATTTTGTGATTGGTTTTGACGCTTCCCACACTACTCTTGATGCTATCGGTGCTATTGGAAATTTAATTTTTTTAATTAATAGTGGTGCTCTTTCAAGTTTTTTTGTTAAATCTATAGAAATATGGGTTGCTCAGGCTGAGGAGCACGAAAAAGAAGAAAGGGAAACTTTTGCTGCTCTTATATTTGCTCAATGGAATGACACCTACGCCGAACATCAAAATCTGGTAGAGGAAGTGGAGGAAGCTCAACAAAAAATTAATTCTCAAAGTGCAGTCGATCCTACGAGAGTGTTTAATTTGAGAAAATATCTATAAAACAGACGCGGTCGGTTTAATGCTTGGTGTATTTTATAATATATCAAGTTGTACAACCCAATAGCAGTATGAGGCAGATTATGACAGACATACCAGTCCCTAGTGGAAACGATGTTTATTGGGAAAAATGGGTAGATGCATATGAAACGCAAGTGGCTGCTATAGAAATAGAAGAAGAGGAAATGGAAATATACGACGAAGAGATGTTTGCAGAGAAATTACCTTTGATAAACCATATCAAAAGTATAATGACTCCTTTTGGTATTATGCCATTGACAGAACAGTCTCTAGCCAGTGAACATTTTAAGTTTTGGGTGGGACACGCAAACTTTAAATTAACAGAAAATGTTTATAATATAGTAGGAAATACTTCAGGGGTGGAGACTTTAGATATTTTAACTCCTTATAGATTTAGAATAGCCATAGGAAAAATGTTTGTTGACCGTGATGTAATGTCAACAGTAAGGAAGAACTTACTAGAATACATTAGGGATGCAAAACATGAACAGAAGAGTGAAGCATGACGAAAGTAACTATGTATCTGAAGTGCATGATAATGGGGTGTTATTAACTCACAGGGAAATATTTTTACATAGCATTTTCGACACGGAAGAATCAGGAACTGATTTTAGAATGGCTAATAGGTTTATTAAAAACCTACGCATTCTGGAGTCTCTCAACCACAACCCCGTTATCGTACACCAGTATAACATAGGGGGCGATTGGAATTCTGGCATGTCTATTTATGATATGATTTTTCAAAGCCCTTGTAAAATTATTTTCATATGTCATGGAATTTCCGCTTCCATGGGAAGTATCATTCCTCAAGCAGCCGATGTGCGTCTCACAATGCCTAACTGTGACTGGCTTTTACATGAAGGTTGCACCGATATTGACAGCGGATTAACCCATAGGCAGGCCAAGTCGTGGGCACAATGGGAACACAAAACATACGAAAAAATGCTTGAAATTTATGTAGAGGCAAGTCATTTACAAGCCTCTCGCATTAAGAATATGTTCTCAAAAAGGGAAGACTGGTGGCTTTCCGCTGAAGAGGCTGTGGAAAATGGATTTGCAGATGCAATGGTAGGAGAAAAGGGATATGAATCTATAGCTAGTGTTAAACAAAATGTATCGTGAATATTGTAACTATAATCAAGCTCTAATTACCTTGAAGACAGAGCTGCCCAAAATATTCAGAATTGTAGATAACGGTTCTGTAGATGGAATTGCTACCCCTCTATACTTTTTAAAAGAAATTTTTTCTTATCTCCCCCCTGGAATGACTATAGCGGCACCGGTAGGGTATCCTTTGGGTACAACTGATCCTAAGATCAAACAACATGAGGCTCTAGGAGCTATTAGAAGTGGGGCAAATGCTATAGATTTAGTATTTAATCCCTTTTTTTTACAAGAAAAAAAATATAAACACTTCTTTGATGAGGTTAAAACTCATAAAAAAATCTGCGAAGAGTATGGAGCAAGCTTAAGATTAGTAGTGGATTATAATCTTATAGGTATGAACAAAACCGTTAAATTGAGTAAGCTGGTAGATAAACTAGAGGTAGATTTTTTAATACCTTCTATATCTTATCATCATGATGATATTTATGACAACATTTTACTGTGTCATTTTATCGAACAAGAAACCAAAATATCTACCATTACTAGCGGCTATGCTTGGTTACCCAAACATTATAAAGCTATCATGGAGACTGATATCTTTGGGGCTCGATTTTTTTCCGATAAATTCCTTAATGGTGTAACTATAGGTTAGGATAGGACCTGCACAGTACGGATTAATAGGATTGTAATACTTCCATAATTGGAGGTTTGTGTTATGGCATATTGGAATATTGATGACAGTGCTACAGAAACTCCCCAAGGCCCGAATGGCTGGGTAGCTGGAGTTGACAACAACCATGGAGATATCAGGTATTGTGGTACAATTTCTGATACCAATCTGTGGACTTCGACAGCTTTAGGAGAAGGAAATCCGATTATTACTGTTGTAGAGGCCACTGGTGTTGGAACTACTGGGGTTCAAACAACAACTGCTTTTAATCTGAATGGGTCAGGAACTGCGGTTATTATGAGAGCCTCAACCGAAATTGGGGATATTCCCAACACGGTTCTCGTAGGCGGCGACTCTAACAGTGCGAATGCAGCCTTTACGCCGCTGCAAGAAGCTGTGATGCGAGTGTCCTACTACAAGAGTGCGGTACTCAACCTGAAATGGAACCAGTTCACTGGTAAATGGATCTTGGGATATCCAGAATCTGCTACTTCAGGTGCTTGGAGCATTGTAGCCAGCGCGGATCAATCCGCTACTATGAGGGCGTCTAAAACAGACTCGGGTGTCAACGTGACACAAGATCGTCCGGGACAGCTTGTCTATCAATTTGGTACGAAAGTACCTAAGCAAGATGAGTATAATCGTAAATATAACTGGTAAGCATCTAGAGAAGAGGGTCTCTTCGGAGACTCTCTTTTTTTTCTTTTAATGAGAGCATCCGTTATATGAACGAAGCCTGGGAACTCATTCGTAATGTAGCCCAAGTAGTGGGAATGATACTCATACCTATTCTTGCTTGGACCTTACATACCGTCATCTCGCACAGCAAACAACTAATTCTACTGGAGGAGAAGGTGAACCACTCTTTGAATTCTCGCTTAATGAGTCTCGAAAGTAAATTTGATGTGCTGGAAGAAAAAATAGAAGTAAAAATGGATAAGATTGAAGACTCTGTAAAAGAGTGTCAATTTCAAATTTTGACAGCTATTAAAACTAAGGGCGATGTATAATATAGATGCAGCATAGCTGGGAAGTTCGCAAGAATATTCCCAGTTACTGTTGACAGTCACACTGTTTCGTGTACAATACTATCCAGAGGACAAGAAAATGGCGTTAACTCGGGATTTTAAAGAGACAGTCCAAAACCGTCTCAATCATGACCCAGAGTTTCGCGAGGAACTTTTAAAGGAGTTGGGAATGGACTTCAATTACAAAATGACAGTAGACTTGAATATGGCTCGTATGTACGCCAAAAAAAAATGTAAAATCTGTAATGGAAAAGGCTATCAGGTAGTTACATATGCATCTTCAGGAAAAAATTTAATCAAAGGGTGCCATACCCAGAAAAATTACTCTTACTGTAAATGTGCAGAAAAGGAAATGAAAAAGTATGGATAGACCGTCCTGGGCTCAATATTTTATGGGGCTGGCTCATTACGTTTCTATTAGAAGTCATGACGAGGAAACAAAAGTTGGATGTATAATTATTAATTCAAACAAACATGTCCTCGGAATGGGATATAATGGATTTCCCCAAGGCTGCAATGACGAAGACAAGCCTAAAAAAAGACCATTTAAATATCCCTACATGGTCCATGCAGAAGAAAACGCAATCTCTAATATGGTTTATAAGCCCGATAGAGATAAGCTGACAGCTTATGTAACCCACTATCCATGTAATAGTTGTGTAAAACTTTTATGGCAAAATAATATTTACCATATTGTTGTTCCTGAAGGAAAAAAGGTACACGGGTTTTCCCATGACGACCAATTAATTTATGATTTCTTAATACAAAATGGGCTGGAGATGGAAGAAATAAAATTTGATTTTTCTTTTTTAAAAAACCAAGATGGCTAAGACGGTGTATAATATAGACAGTGGGGCACTACGAACGACTTAGTCTTCGTTAAAGCGGCACCTGCTCCGCTATCTATAAGCAATCTTAAAAGAAGCACATATTATTGATGTCGGTAATGGTACAATTAACAGGCTAATTTTAAGAGGGCGATTATCAAGTGTCGCTTGGAACTCACGGCTCACCCCTCCGGGGGTGAGTCTTTTCATCAAGGGCAAGCTCAATGGACTCGGCTTTTACTAACGATTTTAGTGAAGAAACTTGGTATCAAAAATACAAGTTATTAACTGACAACGAAATTGAAGACACATGGCAAAGAGTAGCCAAGGATCTAGCTTCTATAGAAAAAAACTCAGAGGAATGGGAAGCTAAGTTCTATAATGTCTTGGAGAACTTTAAGTTTGTACCCGGCGGTCGCATTACCTCCAATGCTGGCTCAGGCCTAGAGGGTACGACCTACATCAATTGTTTTGTAGATGGCTTTACAGGCCGAGATCAGGACTCTATTGAGGGTATTTATACGGCCTTGATGAGACAGGCTAAGATTTTAAAAAGCGAAGGAGGATACGGCTTTTGCGTTGACCCTCTGCGTCCCTGTGGTAGTCATATTGGGGGAATCGCTAATCAATCTCCTGGATCTGTGAAATTCTTAGAACTATGGGATAAATCATCAGAAATTATCACTTCAGGATCAGGAAAGAAAAATAGAAAAGATGAAAAAAATTTCATCCGCAAAGGTGCCCAGATGGTCACCGTCTCTTGCTGGCATCCTGACGTAGTAGAATATATTGAAGCTAAAAAAACCGCTGGGCGCCTCTCAAAATTTAATATGTCAGTGCTGTGTACCGACGCATTCATGAACGCTGTTGAAAACGATGAGACGTGGCAATTGATTTTTCCTAACTATGAAAAATATAAACAAGAATATAAAGAAAGTTGGGACGGAAACCTTGTGGGATGGAAAAAATTGATTGGTAAAAAAGATTCTACTATTTCCTATCGCTTCTTTCAAAGCGCACGGGAACTTTGGGATCTCATCATGGACAATACTTATAATCGTAATGAGCCTGGGGTTCTTTTTGTTGACAATATGAACAAGATGAATAATCTACATTATTGCGAGCATATTAGTGCAACCAACCCCTGCGGTGAGCAAGTGCTTCCTATTGGGGGTGTCTGCTTGCTAGGCTCTCTTAATCTCGTTCACTTTATAGACATTGAGACCAAAGAGTGGAAATATGACGAACTAAGAGAAGTTATTCATACTGCTGTACGATTTATGGATAATGTTAATGACAAGACCTATGTTCCTTTAGACATTCAAAAAGAAAATCTAATGTCAAAAAGAAGAATAGGATTGGGAGTTATGGGATATGGCTCCGCATTGCTCATGGCGCGGGTAAAATATGGTGGCAAAAAAGCTTTAGAGATGACCGAAGATCTCATGGAATTTATTGCTAACGAGTCTTATATCGCTTCTGCCATGTTAGCAAAAGAAAAAGGGACCTTTCCATTATATATTCAAGAAAAGTACCTTAAAAGCAAATTCATTAAGCAGCTAAATCAAGAAACTAGAAAAATAATTGAACAGTGTGGTATGAGAAATTCTCATGTTACATCTATTCAACCTACTGGTAATAGTTCTGTGTTTGCAAACTTGGTTAGCGGTGGTCTTGAGCCTCTATTTATGCACGGATATGTGAGAACATCTATACAGCCACATGCTCCTGAGGGGATGACGCCCCCTGCGAATATAGATTGGGCTAAAAAAACTTTTGATTCTGAAACTGAGTGGAAGTGGGTCAAAGAAGGCGACGAAGAGCTACTTGCTACTGAATTTGAAGAAAAGGTATGGAAGTTTGATCGTACTAGAGGGTTGCTAAAAGAAGAGTGGATTGAGGATTATGGAGTGCGAAGGCTTAAAGAAGAAAACAAATGGAATTCTGATTCACCTTCTGCTACATGTACAATGGATTTAAATGTTGATGCTCATGTTAATACAATGGCTATCTTTGCCAAGTGGGTAGACTCTGCTATTAGCAAAACAATTAATTTACCTAATGACTATCCCTATGAAGATTTTAAAACCGTGTACAAAAAGGCGTGGGAAAATGGCATTAAGGGGTTTACTACTTATCGTGCAGGTACGATGACCTCTGTGTTGGCCAAAGAATCCTCTCTCAAAGACGACCAAGACCATATCATTAAAACTGACTCCCCCGAAAGACCCTCGGAGCTACCGTGCGATGTTCACCATATCAAAGTCAAAGGAGAGTCCTATTTTGTTTTAGTAGGAGTTTATAACGAAGATCCTTACGAGGTCTTTGCTGGAAAAAATGGGTTCATTGACAAAAAAGTTAAAGCTGGTATAATCATCAAGAAGAAACGGCCAAAAGGCATGTATAAAGCCGTGCTAGAAGATGATTCAGAGATTTCTCCAATTAATGCAACGTGTAGTGAAGAAGAGGACGCTTTAACAAGAATGACCTCAACCGCACTACGTCACGGAGCCGATATACACTATGTAGTGCAGCAGCTTGAAAAAGTCAAGGGCGATATGACGAGCTTTGCCAAAAGTATGTCCAGGGCATTGAAAAAATATATCCCCAACGGTAAAAAGGAAGAAGGGGAATGTCCAGAATGTGATGCGCCGGACGCCTTAATCCGCCAGGAGGGCTGTATTACCTGCACCCAATGCGGCTATTCAAAATGCATCTAAAACTTTTATGTTATTATATTTTGTTTATTATTTTTGTATCAGTCGTAGACATCTATTGGCTAATACAAAATCAATCTATTATTAGTAAAATTGAGTTAAACCCTGTAGGGCAGTTCCTTATACTAATTGACGGTGGAAAGGTAGACTTGTTTATAATTTGTAAAATAATAGGGACATTAATATGTATCGGAGTACTCTATAATATCTTTAAAGTAAATAAAACAAAAGGATTAATCATCGCTGGAGCTATTGCTGCCTTCCAGTTGTTTCTTTTACTTTTTTTATACTTTGGTCACCTGTGTATCTACATATGATAAAAGATAATAAGTGCGACAACTGTGGTATAATTATAGAGAACGGAGAAAAGGTGGTTGCTATTATTCCTGAAGTGGAAGTAACCAACCGGAGACTAAAAAAATCAAACGAGATCAGACTTAAGTTATCGTACAAGTCACTTAAGACTAGGTCTATCAAAATCTATTGCAAAGAGTGTTTAAAACTTTCAGATTATCTAGAGGATCAAAATGCCTGAATATACATATGAATGCGAGGCGTGCGAAGTATTTTTTTCTGAGGTGTTTACTAGAGAAGAGTATGATAAGAAAGGAAATAAAGTTCGGTGCCCTGAATGCAATAAAGCAAAGAAGGTTTGTCGAAGCTATGTAGATGATAATATCCAAACAAATGTTTCTTTTGCATTGTCAGAATGTAAAACGTTGGGACATTATGCAGAAAAACAAACTGCTAAATATGGAAAATATCAAGTAGAAGATATGGTAGCTGATTTTAAAACCAAAAAAACAGAGCCCTCGAAGCAACTCCCAGAAGGGATGAGTCGTATGGAGAAACCTAAAGAGTCTACTTCGTGGACCCCTCAGACTAAGAAAAAAAGAAAGGTAAATAGATGACAATCCATAAAATACGAGCAGGCGAAAGCCAAGAAAACCCGTCTGGTCCACCCAGAGTAGTTATAGCATATACTGTGACGGGTAAGGAAGACTATGTAGATGGTTCAGGATATCCTGTAGTCGACATTGCTAACGACATGCTTCCACTAGCAGAAATAGAAGAGAGGACAGATACATACGCGGCTCGCGTTGTTGTAGGAAAAACTACGAAGCATTATATTAAGAAAGGCAAGCACGGCAGACTTTTTAATCCTATTGGACTCTATAGCGAAGGCAATGCAAAAAAAAGAATGCAACATGCTGGTAAAATGGAATGGACATTGCAGTCTGTTACTCCAAGGGCATTTAATTTTTATCTTAATTTTTTGAGAACTAAAAACGAAGCATACTTAAACAATGCGGAAAGGGAAGTGTAATGAAAAAGGGTAAACTAACACAAATAGAAATCGCGTGTATTAGAGGAATGTTGGCTAATGATATTGAAGTTGAAGTTATGGCTAAACAACTCGATAGATCTCAAGAAGTAGTTCAGAAGGCGCTAGAATCTATTGAAGCCGAAATTAAAAGAGATCAATTAATCATTAACAAATCTGCCAAGGGTCAAAAAGGGCTTGCTATTATGACCCCTGAGGCTTCAATGAGAATAGATGACACTAGAGAAAATCGCCAACCCGAAACCCCTTCTAAAATTCAAAGGTCCATTCATACCATACATGGCTGAAAATCGATCAGACAAGAGCAGCTACCCGTCTCGTTACTCGCCTAGCGGATGGGTATCAGCTTATCAATATGTCACGGAACTAATTTGTGAGAAAAGTGCTAAACAAAAGCACAAGGAACTTCCTGTTCAGTTTTGGGAGTTGCCCGAATGGGAAAAGTTTTTTAAGAACCAAATCATAACTGCCGTACAGTTAGTGAAGAAGTATGGGGCAACAGCAGTTATTAACGGCCTTAATGATCGGCGAGCGTTTAAAACATATTCTCTAAGATCTCCGGTTCTTAAACAAATTATAACTGAATATAAAAAGAAGGAGGAGATGCCAAAAGAGAAAAAGGATATCTCTTATGATTTTAAAGATAAGAAAAAATTTGCAGATAACAACGAAAAGAAATCTATTATTAGTAAACTGAGGGATTTAGAATGACTCAGGATTTAATTAAAGAGTATGGAGAAGTTATTCATGACGCCTCCTATATCACAGACAACGAAGCAGATGTTATTTCTGTAGGACCCAAGCTAGATATTGCATTAGGAGGAGGCGTTCCCGAGGGATCTTTGTTTATTATGACCGGGCCTGAAAAGGTTGGTAAAACAGTCACGGCCCTCACCTTTTGTAGTAACGCCCAAAAGCAAAAAAGAAAAATATATTATGGCAATATTGAGGGTCGTTTAAAACCTAGAGACCTACACGGGATCACCGACCTGGACCAGGACAAAGCAGCTTTAATACTTATTGGATCTTCCCAGGGGAATATTTTATCTGCCGAAGGTTATTTGAGTATTTTTGATCGTATAATTCATACAGAGCCTAATACGGTATGCGTTGTTGATTCTTTCTCTGCATTGTCTAGTGACGCAGAGCTAAAAGGAGATCTAACTGATACGCAGGTAATGAGTGTACAAAAGACATTGTCAAAATGGTGCAGAAAAATCTCTAATGTTCTTCCTATTAATAAAGTTACTGTTGTAGGAATTACACACTTGATGGCTAACGTATCATCGTTTGGAAGAGGAAAAAGTAAAGTAGAAAAATCTGGAAGTGCATTGAAGTATCAAACAGATGTTAAACTTTACGCAACACACTCGCAGGCGCTGATGCAGAACGATACTCAGATCGGCCAAACTATTCATTGGAAAATTGAAACTTCTGCTATAGGTCCGCCTGGACAAAAAGTCGAGAGTCATATAAAATATGGTAGAGGCATTTGGAAAGAGATGGAACTGGCGGACTTGATGGTTGACTTTGGAATTGCTTCTAAGGCGGGGGCCTGGATTAAATTACCCAATGGAGAAAAGGTCCAAGGTAAAAACAATCTAGCCAAATTCTTAGAGGAAAATCCTGATCAGTATGAAGAATTTGAAAAAGAAGTTTTTGACACTGTAGGAATAGAAAGAAATAATTAGGAGTTGTTGGGATTTAACGCGTCATCCCGTTCAGTCGGGATTTATCCCGTCATCCCAAAGCTCCTTTAATATTCGCGGCGGTTGGGATTTAACAAGTCATCTCGTTTAGTCGGGATTTAGTTCTTCATCCCAACGTCGCTTTTTAAAACAGAGAATTGTAATGAAAGTAATAGACTTGGACGGCACCGTCAGCCACTGGAAATTAACTGGCGAAGTTGTACGAGGTAGGGATAGCAGGAAAAGATCACAACTTCATCTTAAAGCACGCGCTCTCTTAAAAGAATTGTATCCAGCGCTACAAATTATCGAAGAAATTCCTATTCAATTAAAAAGAAGCCAGCGTGCTTCACTAGACTTTTATATTAATACAATTAAAACTGTTATAGAAGTTCATGGAGAGCAACATTATAAGTTTAATACTTTTTATCATAGCTCCAGACAAGATTTTATTAATCAGAAGAAAAGAGATAATGATTTAAAAGAGTGGTGCGAAATTAATAATATGACCTACGTGGAATTACCCTTCGATGAAGGTGAGGAACAATGGAAAAATCGGATTACGCATCAGAGCGACTAGAAAAAGTTGATGCTGTATTAGATGAGTATGAAGAGAGCATTGGGCTTCCTAAGTTTAGTCCTAGTTTTCATGATGATAGTGCAAAGAAATATTTACAATTGTCACGTACTCAAATTGAAAAGCTAAGTCCTAACGAATGTGCGGAAGCTTGTATTTTATTAACCTCTCTTGCATTTCATGTGCAAAGGTCGTATAATAGAGAGGTAGCACGAGTTAACTGGGCTAATCAAACGCTTAAGAGCACGGTAGCAGGACGCGAACAAGCATATAAAGGCTCCTGGGAAAGCCAGTTTAATCAAGCTGTTAAAGAGGATGGATATACTTCAAAGATTGACGACATCAAAAGGTATGCTCAACAGAGAGCAGATAGAATAAACTATTTATCTTCTTCTATAAAAAATATGAGTGATCTTTATTTAAACATTCAAAAAACAAAGGTGTTTAATAATGAGTAAAAGAAAAGAATTAGTAGATCTTCTAGATTCATTATCTGATGATGAAGTAGAAGCATTTGAAGGGCTCTTAAAAAAAGCTATTAAAACTCATCCTAAAAAAAGAAGAAGGGGACGTGGACGCAGAAAGAAAAAAGTACAAGAAGCTCCTCCCGCAAAAGAAGATGATTTTCTTGATGGTGTCAAGTTAAGCTCAGCTGAAAAGACGGAACTTAAAGAGGCTCAAAAGTTTGATAAAGAGATGGGGGTTTATAGAACAAAGGAGCGGATGCCTAGCCGTACTAGAAATTCTAAAGTAGAAGCCATATGTAGAGTGTGTGGAAAAACACAAAACGTATCTCCACTTGTAATCCCTCCCGAAAGGGATAGGTTTAAATGTAACGACTGTGCCTGTAAAGCAGGTTAAAAGTGGTCGTTAGACTGAGTTGCCGAAAAAATTTTTTTAAAGGAAATGCAATGAAGAAACAAATATTTAGTTACGTAACTTTCTGTAGTATGCTGTTGGCGATGGCCGTGGTAGGATATTATTTGGGAATGAAAGATGGAGAAGAAAAAGCTGTTCACACCAAGGCAGAAATTTCTGCTATTTATAGTCTCATGGAGGGGATATCTGTTGGTATTAGAACTAATATGAACTTGGCTGCCCAAACAGCCCATTATATTAAACATAGCCCTCCTCCTGCTCAGGGAGGGTTCACGGTGGCAGAATGTGCAGAATGTTTGAAGGTTTATGAACTGTATGTAAAGAGAATGCCAAAACAACCGGGATACAACGGCTGGTATTTTGAAGAATTTTACAAAAAGCCTATTGAAAATTTAGCAAAACAGCTTCGGGACGAAGAAAAGGAATAGTAATGATTCTATCAGATGCCCCTGCTGAAAGAGCCATCCTTTCTGGGATCTGCCGATATGGCTCAGAAGCATACTATGAAGTAGCTACATTAATAACAGAACAATCCTTTACCATAGAATCCAATCAGATTATATATGGATGCTTAAAACATATTCTAGAAGTAGATGAGAGCACTTCCATCGACCTACCGATCATCTTATCGGCTGCGAAAGAAATAGGAGTAGGGGATTTTTTAGTAGCCAAGGAAGAGGTGCAACACCTTTCTGCTATTATGAAATTTCCAGTACAACTTTCTAATGTAAGAAAGTTTGCTGTAAAATTAAAGAAGCTACAAATCGCCAGGGAAATGTATGACCAATTAGAAATTACTAAAGAAAAGTATTTAGAAGTCAAAGGCGACGAGCCGATAGGAGAAGTATTAGGAATTGCCGAAGAGTCTATCTTTGAATTTATTGAAAGATTAAGTGAAACAGACGACACTCCTCAGAAGGTATTTGCAGATGTTAGCGATAGGCTTGAAGAATTAACTAAAAATCCTATAGAAATTGTAGGAGTTCCTACTGGCTTCAAGCGTTATGATTTTGCTATTGGAGGAGGCCTTAGAAAAGGTACTGTTAATGTTATTGGGGCACGACCCAAAACGGGAAAAACTTTATTTGCTGAAAATGCTGGCATTCATATTGCTAAACAAGGAGTTCCGGTTTTAAATCTCGACACCGAGATGACAAAGCAAGATCATCAAGACCGTGGTATGGCAATGTTAACAGATATTGGCATCAACGAAATTGAAACGGGGCAGTTTGTTGAAAGTAATTATAAACATACTAAATTAACGGAGATGGCCAAAAAGGTAAAGGATCTTCCATATTACCACAAATCCATTGGAGGGATGCCTCTTCCCGAACAACTCTCTATTATTAGAAGATGGTTAGCAAGAGAAGTGGGTATTAATGATCAAGGTAAAGCCAACAACTGTGTTATTATTTATGACTATTTAAAAATCATGGACTCGGCAGAAATTAAAGGAGATATGAAAGAATATCAAGTATTGGGATTTCTCATGAGTTCCTTACATAACTTTGCTATTAAGTACGAGGTTCCTATACTGGCGTTTGTACAGTTAAATAGAGATGGAATAACTAAAGAGTCAACTGATACTGCAAGCGGCTCCGATAGAATTATATGGTTGTGTAGTAACTTTACTATCTACAAAAGAAAGTCGGATGAAGAAATTGCCAAGGATGGCCCAGAGAACGGCAACAGAAAACTTGTACCAGTGATCGCTAGACATGGGGAGGGTTTAGAGCCGACCGATTATATCAATGTAAATATGATAGGGAAGTATGGTAAATTAATAGAAGGCAAGACTGCTAAAGAACTAGAGAGTGGCGGCAGTGTTATCGAGGACGAAGAACAAGAAGAAAGCGTAATGTATAATGAAGACATCCCCTTCGTATAAATATAACGAGCAAAGCAAGCTGAATCATCTCAGTAGAATAGCAGTAGAATATATAGATCAAATCTATGACTACTTCGGAGTTGAGTATTCTTACAAAAATAATATAGTAGTTAAATCAGAATGTTTCATTCATGGAGGAGACAATGATACAGCCTTAAACGTATATCCAAACGGAGACTTTTGCGTACATTATAAATGTAGAACTCACCAATGTGAAGATCATTTTGGCACTTCTTTCATCAGTCTAATTAGAGGTGCTTTATCCCGCTTTAAATATAAATGGAAAAAAATAGGAGATCGGGAGGCATCCTTTAATGAGTCTGTAGAGTTTTTATTAAATTTTACCAAACAAAACTTTGACTCTTTGGAAAAAAATAATATTTCTGGGGTCGAAAAACTAAAGTTTTGTGGTATGATTAATAAGTTCGATAAGCCTAATGTAAGCGTTAGCAAACGCATTAGCAGAGACTTTTATAGGACTAATGTTGAAATCCCTTCACAGTATTATCTTAAAAGAGGATATTCAATAGAAGTCTTAGATAAGTATGATGTTGGAACCTGTAAGAAAGTGGGGAAATTCCTTTACAATCGAGCAGTAGTGCCAATATATGATGAAAGCTATGAGTATATTTTAGGCTTTACAGGACGAAGCATTTTTCCAGCATGTGGAGAATGTAAAAACTACCATAACCCAGACAAGGCGTGTTCTGTTTTTCCAAAATGGAAGCACACTGCTGGGTTCAATAAACAAAACTGTTTGTATAATTATTGGTATGCGAAACAGTCTATTTTAGAATCTAATGTAATCATCCTTGTAGAATCACCAGGAAATGTATGGAGGTTAGAAGAAGCTGGCATTCATAACTCAGTAGCTATTTTCGGAGCAGTACTAAACGACAATCAAAAGAAATTGATCGACGAGTCAGGAGCAATGTCAATTGTATGCTTACTTGACAATGACGAGGCCGGTCGGAAAGGAATGCAAAAAATACAAGAGCAATGTTCTAAAATGTATCGCCTCTATTTTCCCAATATTGATACTAATGATGTTGGGGATATGAAGATTGATAAAGTTACCTCGGATATTAAACCCTTAATTACTACAGTTGAAGGAGTCTACAATGGCTAAAACATCCATAGAAGAACCCGTTGTTGAGCAACCCGTTGGCATTCCGTTTGAACAGTTTACTATTGAGGCTGTCAACGCCCACTTTGCTGCTCAAAAAAGTCGTGCTGTTGCTAATTTAAATAATTATATTTTTAAGTCGGCAGGCATTGCCGAACACCCCGACGCCGTTGGAGAAGTCATTAAACTTATTGAAGATATATCCCACGCAGACGGTTGCCTCAACACAGTGACCACTCTGTTTAATCCAGGAGCATAACAATAATGACTCAGATCATAGGATTTGCAGGCAAAAAACAAAGCGGGAAAAACACTGCCTGTAACTTTATATTAGCTGTAAAGTTGGCACAAGCGGGCATCTGTAAAACCTCACGCTTAACCAAAAACGGCGAAATAGAAGTTACAGATATTTTAGGAGAAAAACCTGCGGATATGGAATGGGTTCCTTTTAAAGAACCTCACGTTGATGTGGAAAGCCTTTTTGAAAACGAACTTAAAGATTATATTCAACTCTACGCATTGGCAGATTCCCTTAAACAAATGTCTATTGATATCTTGGGTCTTAAACCTCAACAGGTTTTTGGTACAGATAAGCAGAAAAATAGCTTAACAGATATGAAATGGGAAGATATGCCAGGAGATGAAACTAAAAATAATAAATCCGGCAAGATGACTGCAAGAGAAGTGCTTCAGTATGTAGGTACTGATATTTTCCGTAAATTTTATGCCAATGTATGGCTGGATAGCTGCCTACGTAAAATTGAGTCTGATTCTCCTGATATTGCTTTAGTATCAGATGTAAGGTTTGAAAACGAGATAAAGGGAATTCAAAAAAAGAATGGTTTTGTGGTAGGCCTCAAGCGTGACCCTTACAAAAAAGGAGACAAGCACGCTAGCGAAGTAGCAATTGAAAAATGTTTTGATCTGTGTGATGCTGTTATTGATAATAGTAACTTAACTATTCCAGAACAAAACGAACAAATTTACAACGCTCTTACAAGAGTTTCTCAAATATCTCATAGTCAAATTTTTCCGTTTGTCACAGAAGAGGAAATAGCGAATGAGTAAATCTGAACAGACATTAATTGTAGATTGCGACGGTGTCATTGCCGACAAATCAACCCTTGGAGACTACGGTAACGCCGCCCCCCTCCCTTTTGGCATTGAACAGGTTAACAAACTGCACGATATGGGCTACATCATTGTACTTTATACAGCTCGATACGGAGATCGAGAAAGTGGAAATATCCATAAACAATATGAAAGAGGATATAGAGAATGGACTGATT